GATATGGTGACAATCCTGAAGATAAACCACCTGCAAATTATAAATTAATTGATTCTCTTGAGGGCAAGGTAATTGATACTACATCACAGTATCCTATGCGTCAATTCCTATGGATGGCTGAAGCTGTAAAGAGACTGTCTCCAAGCGCACAAAAGTATCTTCCTCAAGGCATTGTGGGTAGGGCCGCTGGCTCTCTCATGGGCAAAGAAGTGTCACAGGGTACAGGTACATTTGATGATTGGTTCGATGGTAAGGAAGCGGCTGAAACATTCTTAGGTACATCTGCAAGAACTGGTGCATCTAATGTATTTATTGATGAGATTGCTAGTATACTTAGTGGCTCTGATGATCCCGTCAAAAATGAACGTAAGGCAAAAATAGTAGGCAGATTAGTAGGTGACTACTTAACTACGTGGGCGATACCTCTTACACAAATAGTTGAACTACAGCGTATTACAGGAGACAGGCCATCATTTTATGCAGATGTGTCTACTGACGAAAGCCCTACTATAGGTGGAGAAATAAGTAGATCGTTTAGGCAGCGTGGAATTAGTAATCTGTTTAGTCCTAGTGATGAGGTTAATAACCCAGAAAGAGAATTTTTATATTCTGAAGATAGGAAACGTGAGGGTTTAGGAGCAAGTTTAACATTAGGTATTACTCAGTTCACAAAAGACGCTGACTACGGAGAGTATCTTACAGAAAAGGGGTTTGAAGAATACAAAGTGGGTAGTAGGTCAAGGTTACCGTCCATACGTAGAGCAGAAACTAAGATACTAAAACAGTATCTTCCTATACTAGTTGAAAATGCACAGGCATCTGAAGCGGAGTTAAAAAAACAATACAGAGCTTTACCCAAGGATCACCCAACTAAAGAACGATACACTATAGAGCAGTATGTAAACAGTACAGTAGTAAATATGCTAGATGAACAAATAAAAGATGCTAAGTCTTTAAGTAGTGAAGATCGTAAGATGGAAAGTGAGCCGCAAGCACTGATACTAGAAAAGTTTCGTGGTTTAAATAGTAAGATGCGTAGGTATGCAATGACTGAATTTTTTAAAGACGGTGGTGAGCCAGCAGACATACTAGACCCAGTAGATATGGAAACTTTGTTGGTTATAGCTGAGGCATTTAAAGAAGGTGTTAGCCTAAACTAATAAACTAACATACAAAAAGTAAAGGGAGTGACCGTAATTGGCTACTCCCTTTTTTTGTTTCTACCTGTTGTCTCCGCTACCGCCTATCGTCCCTGCATTTTTCCTAGCTGATAGTTTCTTCTCATTCTGTGACGCTATCATGCCAAGTGTCAGGTTGAGATCAGTTGCAAGTGCAGCGCAGTACCATAACACATCTCCTATCTCACTAGAGATTTGTTCTCGCCAATCCTTTGGCCTACCGTCAGGCCCATCCCTAATAAGTTTCTTTACTTTGTTGGCTACCTCACCTGCCTCACCTGCTAACCCCAGTGCAGGGTACAGGATACGGTGTTCGTCAGGATAAATTGCAGTCTTAGATGCACTGCGTTGATACGCATTGAAATCAGACATGTTGTATTTCTCCTTGAGGAACTGTTCTACTTCTTGCTCTAGCTTCATTATCCTTTACCCGTTTCAAGTTATCATAGTAGGCTTTGTTGTAGCCCCTACTCCACTCACGATACTGCATCGTATCCTCATGGAAAGGGTTGACGGGACGATTGTATCGGAACCCATCATAACCCATGCTGTGCTGTACTCTTAGGGGTGCATCGTATTTCCCCAAGCCACGTGATGCTCTACTCTTCTTTATCATAGGATGATCTCCTTATGCTACGTTGATTAACTCTGCTTCTACATAGGGTATGTGATAGAACTGCTCACCCTTTAGTATGTTTCTGCCGCTTGCTTCTTTTAACTTATCATCTGTAAGCTGTGTACTATCTATACACCACGCCTGTTTCATGTCATCACGAAAGACGTAGAACTTTAGATTGTCTGTATGCTTACTCAGTAACTTCTTCTTACGTTCTGGTATACGTATCTCCGTCCAATGACTAGGCCAATTACTTTTCCATGCAGTTTTTACTTCAGCCTCATTGAAGTATGTTTCTCCATCCTTCTGTGTAACTAAGTCTGCTGCGTAGGACTCTTCATTATTCACAAGGGTATGTCCCTCGCTCTCTAAGTGGCTAGTCAATGTATCTTTTGCAATGCCATCGTACTTGCCGTATAGATTACTAGAGAATGGTTTTCTGTATGCCGCCATGTGTGTTACTCCGATTCTGTTTCAGTTGTTAAGTCTTCTTTTAGTTTAGCTATTAACATATCTCCTGAAGTCTTTATGCTTTGCAGTTGGTATCTTAACTGTGTCTGCACATTACCATTGTAATTAATCTCTGCCAGAATGTTCTTCTGCAAATCTGTGAAGTCATCTGACTCATACTCTACATCGTCTAACGTTACTTTTACCATACTATATACTCCTTTAAGTTAAGAGATGTCAACCATCTCACATGAATCACCACTACATGCTAACGTCTGCATTGCATTAGTGTTATCGTCTTTCTCATGGTCGGACAACCCAGCCCAATCAATCTTCTTAGGCATACTCTTTAGTAACACAGCATAGGCATCCTTGTCTACCTCTTGATAGGGTGCTTGCTGATAACTATGGTCTGAGTGTGGCAAGAATGACACACCTGACATCTCATCAAAGTGTTCGTATACAAATGCACCCACTGCCATCCATTCACTATCCAAAACTGTGCAGGTAATACTTGGTTTGTGTTCGCACCAGTGCCGCTGATATGCCAGCCACATTTCTAATTGCTCAATGGCGGTCATGTCGTTACGTGTCACTGAGTTCTTAGGTGACTTAATAGGAAAGCTAAACACTGTAGTAGTATCAGGCTTCATAACACATGCCTCATGTGGCACACCTTGGTCTTTCATAAACTGTGTCAGACCATCTTTGTTATCACCACGTACCGTTCTAATGTAGTAGTTGCTGTGTCTTGCATGTATGCCAGAGGCACTGTCTACCAGTTGTGATACGGTTCCTGATGGCTTAACACAGCTAATAGCTGCCGATACAGGTATGCCCAGTACACCAGCCCACTCTACGTTTGTTTGTATTGCTACCTGTTTAAGATGCTCAAGTGTTTCCGACAGACCCTTGTTCTTAAACGTCATCAATGGATTGTCCATCAGCCCAGTTAGTGACACACCAAGTAGACGTTCTTCGTCTGTGTTCTTCTGCCATATCTTACGTAGGTATGGAAACTTAGTAAGGCTAGACTGTATTGTACCAAGGATGGTAGCCATGCGTACCTTCTCTGATAGAGACTCAAGATCATCAGTTGCTCGTACAACTACTTCAGTTAAATTACAGAATTGATAGGGGCGAAGTATGATCTCACTGCACGGGTTAGTGCCGAAGTCATAGTTAGGATCACGCCTACCATTCTTAGCTGCTTGCTTCTTAGATGCCTCACGGTTGAAGATACCACGCTCACCTGACTTACTCTCTACTAGTGACAACCACTCACGCATGAATGTCTCCATGTCAGGCTTCTCTGTATAACAGACTGAGTTGTTAGATAGCGCACGGTGTGCTGCAGTCTCCCACCACTGACCTGACTTAGCGTGACGCATACGATCATCAGATAAATTACTCAATGAAATCATAGCACTACGGCGTACACCACCGACAACTACGATCTGACCAATGAAGCACATGAGATCGTGACACTCCATGCTGGATAGCTTACGTCCTTGTGCCGTCTTGAATGTACCTACAGCGAAGTGAAACAGTTCTACTAAGGGTGCAGGGCCACTGGCTCTACCACCAAATGTCTTGAGCCTAGCACCTGCAGGACGTACTTGACTTACATCCCACTTAGGTATCTCACCTGCCCATAGTAGTGCAAGCACTTGACGTAGTGCCTTAGCCCAACCTTCTTTGCTGTCCTTAACTACTACAGTTGTCTCGCTTACGTATAGCTCTGGTACTTCTGGTAACTTCTGTACGGACTGACGCTCCACGCTGAAGCCTACACCTGTACCGCATAGCAGTATGTACATGGCCTCATCGAATGACTTAGGATCATCTACTGGTAGGTAGCTACAGTTGAACCCTGCAGTGTTGTCCCTGTCTAGTGCTGGCCCAGCCGACATCATGGCCCTCATAGATGGCATAACATCCAGAGATAGTATAGCCTCTTCTATCTTAGAAAACTTAGCTAACGGTAGCTTAAAGGATTTACGTACTACATTATCCATGTATCGTGCTACTGTCTCAGGCCATGTCTCTCTACGTCCTTCACTGTCAAGCCACCGTGCATACCGTGACGTATGTATGAAGGCTTGGTAATCTGTTGGTAAGTAATTGTTCATGTGTGTCTACTCCGTTACTGTTTTAATTGATTTAATTGTCATACCATCTACATCGTAGATAAATTCTTGAAGAGCGTTTCTAATTTCATCATTGATAAAATTGTCTGCTGGCATTTGATACTCACTCTCATCTATATCAAGTGCTAGGAATACTTTAACTATCATCTTGATCCTCAATTAGTACGTTGAGATACCACTCTGCTTTCTTCAAATCTTCCAAACCATTCTTGTACTTGTACCGCCACAGGTATTTCATAATGTTACCCTGCAGATAGTAGGAGAACCCTTCCTCTCCTGTAGCTGCACGAATAGCGTCAATACATTCTACTCCCGCAAAGTTGTAGTGGGAAGGTGAGTTTACCATATCATCATCACTAGTATCATTGTCTAGTATACTAGCTGCCTCTGAAAATTTTGTTACATTCATTATCATACTCCCTATTGTTTAAAGTTAACGTTGATGACGTTCTCTTCTATACTAGCTATCGTAGCTTTTGGCAACTCGTTTTCTTCTTCTTCTTCACTCTTCTCTACTATCTCATTCAGTGTATCACGGACGTACTCATCTTCTTCCATCGCAGGTACTGCTGCACATACCATCTTTGTTATAGTCATTAAGTTGAAGTGATCTTCATCTGACAGGTTGTTCTCGTCTGTAGTTATAGTGCCTACTAGTATCTCTCCTGTCCAGTTACCTTTCTTGTCTATGAAGGGTGTTAGCCGCACAATGTAATCGTTGGCATCAAAACTTATAAACACGTTGTTATCTTTTTTCATGTGCGTTATTTCCTTTTTACTTTTCTATAGGGGCAGTGTATCAATGCGGTATGCATATCCTTACCCTTTTCTTTTAACCATTCTTCTGGAATGATCCTGTCGTAAAAAGGTATACCATACTTAGTACACCATTGTCCATAGGTAGTCTTAGCTCCCTTACTTAATTTTCTTCTACTGCTTGTAAATACAAA